CCTCCTAATATATTAATATCAAAATTAATACCTATATTAATATAATAAGCATCTTTAATATTAATAGCATCTGTAACCATTCTATATTGATTAAGATAAGTTACTAAATTATTTTTTAATGTTGGTGAAGCTGTACTTAATTGCTTACTACTATTATATGATAAAACATATAAATCTAAAGCTAATGGATTATTAGATTGAGTATAAGATACAGTTTGTTGAGAATTTTTATTAAAATCTTGTGTAATATAAGCCTTAGCTACTGTACCATAATCCGCGGGCATTGATAAAGATCTTATAATATAATCTTCTTTAGTTACTGTTCTTAATTGAGTAGAAAAAGAATATAAAGCATTTTGTCTTATTTCATCAGTTGTATCTCCATCTCTACCACCTGATGATGGGTTAGGGTTAGAAGATACTACACTATTTTTAATAGTATTAAATAGATTTCCTGTAATTCCATTTTTAGTTGAAGTAATAGAAGAAACATCTATTGTTGTTAAATCATTACCAGGTACATTTGATGTTATTCCACCTCCTACTAAATATTTAACTTGTAAATTACCTGAAGGAGCTAAACCATATTCTTGAGAAAAATATACAGCAGCTTCATTATAATTGTTTGTAATTAAAGATATACCAGGTACAGATCCTGATTTGATATTATCTGCTGTTGGAATTATTTGAGAATCAGTTTTATTTGATATTCCTGCTCCAAATTCTAATTGTAATGTATTATCTGATAAGAATCTAGATACAAAGCGCCTAGGTGTTCTTTGTAATTGTAATAAATAAGGAACACCATCACTACCAGAAGTAGAATTAATTCCTTTTTGAAATATAGTTGATTGAGCTAAATAAGGTACTTCATACCATTGGTTACTATCACTTGAAGTAACATTTAAAATTTGCAATATATTAGTATCAGAAATATTTGATACTGCAAATTTTTGATTTGCTGGAATCGTTATAGTTGTTGATTTAACTTCAGCAGAAATAGCAGGTACGGATTTTTTAAATAAGTAAAAATCACTATTATAAAAAGTAATTTCAGTACTACCAGTATCAGTAAAATCTACTTGCTGTGTTGTAATAAATTTAGTACCTGTTGAAGTAGAAGTTATTTGAGTATTAGCTGGAATTAATAAACCATAATTATTATAGTCAGGTACTCCTGAAGCACTAGGGATTAATTGATATATATCAACTGTAGTAGAAGAAGCATAAGATGCTTTAGGACGATATCCCATCATATATGCTTGCGCATATAAATTTTCTTTTTCTTTAGCATATAATAAGAAATTTTCTTGTACTTGAGTATCAAGATAAAACGACATAACGTCTCCTACATAAGAAGACATCTCAATAAACATATTTCCTGGGGTTGCTTCTGAGAAGTCATTATATGTTGCTGGAAAATATGTTTTGGCGTATTGTTGTAATGCTGTTTTAAAAGATGTAAAATCTTTATTTAGATAAGATATATTTTTGTCTTCATTCATTATTATATAAATTGTACTGTTACTTGGTCTGGGGTTTGTGATATATTTAAATAATAGTTAATGGATAAATTTATTAAGTTACTATCAGTAGTTGGAGTTAGTGTAATGTTTGTTACAGTTATTTCAGGAATATATATAGATATACTATTATTTAGACTATCAATTAAAGCTTCATTATTAATATTAGTTATTCCTTCAAATAAAAATCTTTTTAGATTTGTTCCAAAATTTGGATTCATTACTCTTTCACCAACATCAGTCAATAATAAATTAATCAAATTTGATTTAATTTGATCTTTAGTAGTATACGTACTTTTAAATACACCAGGTCCATTAAAAGGTAATGCTACCCCAATAGCAATATTCTTCTGTAAATCTAACGGATTTACACGTATTGTTTGAGGTATAGGCATATTAATCTAATTGTCTTAATCCTTGTTTGTCCATTGGTGACATATTATTAGCAGCATCTGCAATAAAAGCAGCAAATGGATTTATTTTTTCACCTGTACTTTCATCAACAGCGTCGATTACTGCTAATTTACTAACTGGTTGTTGAAACCCAAATGCTTCACCCATTTGAGATGCTAATTGGCTACGTACACCATTAGGTAACGGGTTAGTTGGCACATTAGCACTAGTAAAACTCATTGTTTTACCTTCAGTTAAGGCTGTTTTATTCTGACGAGCCATTACTTCATTTAGAATTTCAGGTAATTCTTCATGCATTGCATCAATTACCGCTTCTTTAATTAATCTTTTAAATACTTTGATGTTCATAGTTATAAATATTTTATCCTTGTAAATTTTGTTGGTCAATAATTAATTTTAGTTGATCTACTAAATCATTTGGATCTAAAGTAAATGAATAATCACTTTTTATTACTTCAACTCCATCACGATTAATAGCAACGGCATAGTGTCGCTTATTTCCTTTAACCACAACTGCTTGTTGTGCTCCCAATGTTTGTTCTTCTTTAATTTTAAATTTAAATCCTTTATATTCTCCAAATTGATCAATATTAGTACGTAATGAATTAGTTAAATTTGTTAATTCTTCTTCATTTAAACCTGTTAAAGTTTTTTCATTTAATAATTGACTAATATCATGTAATTGACTAATTAATTCATTTAATTTATCAATTTCACTTTCTAAGATGGTAATAGCAATAGCTGTTATAACATTTAAAGAAATTATTAATTTAGATGCTTTTTCTAATTTTTGAACAATTTTTGTAATTAAACTTACAGGAACACCTATACCAGGGGGTATAGCAGTAGGTATAGGAAGTGAGGTTAATATTGCTACTATAATAGTAAATATAGTTATATATAAGTCTATTTTAGTAATATTTTTTTGTAATCTATCTAATTTACCAATACTGTTATTAATTAAAGTAATAGTATTATTTCTTAAGTTAGTTGCAATGATTATAGTTTCGGGAGTAGTTGCCTGATCTATATAAGAATTAACTTTATCTACTAGTTGTTCTAGTTGTTGTCTTTGAGATAAAACAGATGAAAATTGATTAGCTAATTCTAAAGCAACTATTGGTGCTAAAGTTTTAGCTGCATTTTTTAAAACTTTTTTTATTTTACCCGTTTTAGCAGTTGCACGTTTTTTCTTAAATTTTGTTTTAAGAGATTTAATATTATTCTTTAATTTAATAGAAGCTTCTTTTAATTTTCTATAGGGATCAGCAATTATATCTGCTATATCTTTTTTAAGTTTTGTTGTTTGATCATTTAGAATCTTTATTTGAGCATTATAAGATTTATCTTCAGCATCAACAGCTGCTTTATATTGTTTATCACTAATTTCTTTATTTTTATGAAGAACTTCTAATCGTTTTAATTCTGTGGGATGATCTAATTTTAATTTTAATTCTGTTTTTAAAATTTGTAAAAGATCTTGTGTTAATTGTTCTATTTTTCCTATAGAAACTGCTAAAACTACTTGAGTAGCTTTATTTTTAAACTGATCTCCAAAAGTTTTTATAGCTGTAGATGAAGAAATATTTTTTAAAATATCAGGGGATATTGTAGGAGATATGTTTATATTAGTAGCCATTAAACTGTAAAGTTTTGTTTTGATAATATATTATTCAAATCACCTATAATTCTTTCTAAACTATTCATAAGATTATCACCAGCAGAATTAACATCAAGTGCAGGAGATCCTTCAGGACTACCTACAATAGAAGATAAACTACTTCCTAAATCATATAAGGATGATATTATATTTGATAATAAAGTAAATGTATTATTACCCAATAATAAAGGTTGTGGTGTATGAGTTGCGTCATATGGTCCTAAAAAGATAGCTTTACTATTAAGATGAATTCTTTCATCAGCATTTAAATTAATAATATTTTTAGTGTTAAGTTGAATATTATTTTTAGCAAATAGCAATATATCATCTTCTTTAGAATTTAAAACTACTCTATCACTATTAATAATTATTTGAGGATCTATATATTTTGAAACATCAATAGGATTAGCAAGATTATTTAAAACTCCTGTTTTATCTGTTTGTAAAGGAATTAATTGAGCTGAGGTTAGATATATAGAAGATAAATCTTTATTTATTTTTTCTACGTGATATACTCCTTTAGGTTCATAACTAAATCCATTTGTTAATATGGTAATTGGATCAGAATCACTACCTATTTCACTCCATTCATTTTTATCATTATATAATTTTGTAGTTGAACTAAATCGTAAAGCACTACCTTGTCTACCCTGAAATATTCTGTCACCATCAAATGGTAGTAATGATTTAATATTAGGGTTTACTAAATAAGTAGCTCCTAGATTATAATTAGCAACAGAATTATGTTGTGGGCTTCCCCAAACACTAATAGTTCCTATATAATATGTATTAATGGCTTTTCCTTCTATTTCAGCGTTAGCTGAAGGAAAATCTTCTTTAATCCATACTAATTCTCCTTTTAAGGGATAATCTATAACAGATGAAAAAAAAGGTTGAGCTATATCATAATTATCATATAACTTATCATCAAAACTATCAGTAATTTCAATAGGGCCATTTGTATCCACTTTAGCATATATAACAGACCCTATAACTTTATTTGCTCTATTATATTGTTTAGGTGTAGGTAAATCTTCTCCATTAACTATTCCTATAACTTGTCCTATTTTAGACAAATTACTAGTTGTAAAAATAATATTAGGTATGCTATTAATTACATTTCCTAATCCGTCTGCGCGTGGTGAAAATGACATCTATTTTTCTAGTTGTAATACTTTAGGAGCTTGCTCTAATAATTTTTTACCTTCTTCTTGAATATCTTTTTGTTCAGCTAATAAAGCTTCAATTTCACTCATATCAATTAATGAATCGGCTGATGAGCTATTAGAAGATACAGCACGTTGTGCTATAGCTGCCATCTTAATTAATTGTTCGTTATTCTTTACGTTAACATCTATTAAATCTTTAACGGTAGGCATTAACATTACTGCGGAGCCCGCGTTAGATGTTGCCATAGGTTTTATAGTATCAATAAACTCGCCGATTTGTTTATCAATATCCTTGTTATTCTTGTGTATTTGTTTAAACAGATCCGATAAAGATGTATTACCGAATATTGTT